GATATTAATCATCGCCACCGCCACGAGAGCATGCTCTCGCGACGGCGTGTGTACAACCTGACTGAGAAAGGACGAATACCGACATTCCTGTCGATTAACTGTTGTATTTCAGTACCTGCATAGGCAGGTTTCGTCCACGTACCACCCAATGATTCTTCGGTCTGGAAAGGAGCCTCTGAGAAATATCTCAGAAGCATCGACCAGCCATTAATCACCTTAAAAGTAGGTGGTGTCCGTACATATCGCACGCGCCACTCGAGCCTTTGCTCATCGTGGTTTACGCGCCATACTTTCGGTTTCTTATTGTCAGCTACTACGCGAAGACTTGGAACGTCCTTATTGTACGTTTCCTCGTCCGGGATGTCACCATATATTTGGTGTAATCGAGCTACGATTAAATCGTAGGTCGCGAAACAACGTCTATCATAGAGAGCATTTGCATACTCTATCCATGCAGTATAGACGTCAGGGCGTGGAGCAGATGACCAGACTGTCTTAAAACGGACAGGAGTGACTTCAATGCCTTTATAAGCATCACAGCCACAGGATTCCCGAAAGGATCCACTGGTGCAACTCTTATCTCGGTTGATCTTCAACCCATAAGACTCAAGTTGTTCGATTGCGTTCGCGGCAAAGGCCGTAGTAACAATCACATCATCTCCATACACGGCGATACGCTCTCGCGTATCGGCGTCAGGTGCGGCTGCGGCCAGAATAGCCCATATTGTAAGCGCCATAATAGGGAAGCATAAACTGCTTCCCATTGGAGCGAACTTTAATAGCTTTAGTTCTGTACCGTCAGGTAGCACTGTAGACAAACTCCTGCAAGCTTCTAAGGCCTCGACTATTCGAGCCGGAAACAGCAGGCGGACTAACTCAACGGATACGCGATCGCTTGCCTCTTTCAGGTCAAGTGTAGCGTACTTACCAGTAGAAGACCCGAGAAGGGCTCCTAATTGGTTCGTTCGTTGGTTGGTGAAGAATACACTATGCTTTGTTAGATAGTGGTCTTCAACGTGAGTAACTATAGCCCGACCGAGTCCCTGTTGAATCCATTGGTTATCCACTGGTTCACTAGAGATTAGTCTAGGCCCGCGAGAATCTTTTGGCACAAGGAGAACCTTGGCTGAAAGACTCTCTTCCTTAAGGAATTTATATTCCTTATATGCGTCACAGACATGCCCCGTACTAGCCATAAAATATTGGTCTAGTGGGTAGTACGCTGTGATGTTCGCCGAGATGTTCTTCCATAAAAACTTATCCCAGAGCTCTTGCTTCGTAGCAACAGCGCCAGGACCATGTTTTGGATAAACATCTTTCGGGTCAAAATCTGCGAAGAGCTGGGTTAAGAGCCCCCTCGCAGTGCGGATGGTGTCAAGTCTTGAATCCGTGTTATGCCAGTTAGTACGGCACGCCACGAATTTGGTAGACTTGTATCTGTTAGATCGCAAAGTTCGATCTTTAGAACAGAATAATCGGCCTCCAATACGCACACGCATGAACGTTGGTCTACGGGTAGTTCCCATAGACAGTTCTGGTGTGTTTGGTGACCAATGACACCACCACGGATAACTGTAGCGAACTTTTCTTTTGGATCGTCGACGTTGAAGACGTCGATTTCCAAAGTTCGTATAATTTCGGCGGCCATGTCGGCCTGTTTGTGAGAAGACAATGAGTCTTCCGTGAACAGGAACGATGTTCCGCTGAATTTCCACAGGTGTCCATGCATCGACACTGGCTCGGAGTTTCCTGAGAGCCAATGTTGTAGTTGTAAGGTCGTCCTCAGTCTTTCGGAAAGAGGATATGACCTTTTCACAGTCTTTGTCTTCATAAGGTAGTGCGTATTTGTAAAAACAATACGTAATTAACCGAAGTGATCTGACACTGTACTTACACGAATCGTGAAGTTCCGTCCCGTCATGGGAGAGGACTCTACTCATTAACTCACCGAATAACATTGGTAAGTTACTGCCTGCGCGTATGGGTTTTAAACCAAGTGCAGCGGCGTTGAATGGAGAACCTCCAGAAAGGGCCTTATCAAGGGCCTTGCCATAACGGGGCAAAGTTTTCGTTAGAAAACTTATGCCTTCACAACGAATCCGATTCCTGACCTTATTAAGGGTCAGTTTAAGGGATCGACTGTTGAACACAGCTCCATGCGACGTTTGAACGTCGTGTAGGAGAGTGGCGATGAGACTAACTATTTCATCTAGGCTCTTATTAGGATCCATAGAGGTATCCTTCCTAGAGCATGCACACACCTACACGATTGTACGAATTATTATCAACTATGCCAAATAGTCTTAGAAAACTAATCAGCAAAAGTTACCTTCCCATCCAAGCCGCTCCTCCGCGCCATACCATGGCGCTAAGAGTTCAAGCGGTTCTTGGTGGGACAGTAACATCGGATAACCTATGGATTCCACGTACGAACTTACTCGGAAGTAGCTACCCGGGGTCATTGGATCCTGCGGATCGATATAACGTCAGAGGCTGGCTTACGCTAGCCCCTGGTTCGTTCTTCGTCCCGCATGAACTCCAAGCCCCAATTGGTAGTTTCTACTCTCCCGGTGTTTATACATGGGCCGTAGGGTACGACATTGATTAATAACCACTGTCGGGCCAAAAGATGTGAACCAACATAGACAAGGCGGCGGAAAGGGCCATAAGGGCCCAACGCCACCAAGCCAATGCGGGTGCATCAGCTAGCGGAACAGTAGGAACATCCCAGACCAAGTTGGTACTTGGCTGTGCACCTAAAGGTATAATTGACACGATAAGTGCCAATAGAACCAAAAGGAGCACACTTAAAGTGAAGGATTTCACAATCCTCCATTAAGTAGGGTAGCAGCGCCGTTCCCAGTGCCGTCGTAAAGAATCGTCGTGCTGGCCCCGAGTGAGGCCAAGAACGACATTAATTCTGCGACGACATTGGTAGGTTCTGTGTTTGCGACGAGGGCCCCAACAGGGGACACCAAGACCGCATATGCAGTAACCACAACAGGAAGGGTCGTATCGACCGTGGACATGACAGTTTTGTCAAATCTCACGAGCGACCGTCTCACCTTCTTGATGCCCACTCCTATCTCCTGATGAGAAATTGTCAGGCGATGGGGTGTAGACGGGGCTTCGGTAATTTGGCCGAAGACCGTCGAACGTTCGTTACTAGACAGGCGTTGGAATTCAATTTCCGTGCCTGCACTGTTCTTGATTTCGTTTGTGTTAAGTGTATTACTTAGCATGCTTATTTGTTATTAGATAACTAACCAGATAAGACCTAGCCTGGGAATACGTATTTGTACGCCCAAGTAAGCCTTCGTTTCGGGGAACGGCGTCGTGCTATCACGAGCGCCGAACCGAGACTGAATTCATTAACATTCAATCCGCTCAAACCTATTGAGCTTGCTTCCGGCATACCAACTTGACGGCGATAAGCCGTTTCGTTGACTGTCGGTGCTGGTACCGTAGGACTGGTCGAGTATGGAGGACCCCCGTAACCGAACTCTGACACCACCGTTTGGCGGTTCATCAGAATTCGGCGGGATCTTTTAACAGACCAGAGGTACCTATGTATATTTATCTGCGGATCCATGAGACCTATTCGATTACGGTTGAGCCATTGGCCTACGCCAATAACCCAATCCACAACGAACGACCAGGGAATTGCATTCCAAATGATGGCTGGGTTGAAATTTACACCCACTGCATCAAGGAGTGACAATAATCGAGCATGCTCGAGCTGGTATTGAGTATAATTGTAATTATACTCAATTTCTGCATGGAACGTAGTAGGACTATGGTAGACGAAGCGCTCACTCTTAAGTTCACAACCTATGTACGTCCCTTCCTCTGAGAGGTAGGTGACGCCAGTGGAATTTGTGTCATAAGATTGAGGCGGACTTTCGTTCAGAAGGATAACATAATGTTTCTTCTGAGTTCTACCCGCACGAGTTATGAAGTCGTTCAGACGACGTTCAGTTCGCGACAGAGCACGGCGGATGCCGGTCATGTCAGATAGCAGAGGCAAGATGTTGAATTTTGCCTGCAGATAAGTGTCTGCACCTGCACGGAGCCATTGACGAAGCGATTTTGTTGTGGTCCTAAGACCTAACTTAAACCGCTGGTAGACTTCCGGGAGAATTTTCGGAAGCTCTGCTGCCGTCTTAATGGTACGAGGTAACGAAGCGAAGTCTTTTAGTTCCACAATGGAATTGACAAGACTGAGCTCTGATTTGATGATCGGGAGCATTGACGTTAAAGAACGTTGCTTCAGATCGTTCAAGTTATCCGGAGGTGGCACGAAGCCACCGTCCGGACGTTTACTATACAGTGTTGATAAGCCAAGATTGAGCTTACCAGCCTCGCCGTACAACAGAGGACTATAGAACGCATACGGGCTTGAAGGGCGGCCGGTCCAACTCCTATTTGTCGGAGGGCCGTATCTCGCTAAGAGATAACATTCAAGTCTGGCAGGCAGGGGTGATCCATTGGAAGCATCGAGTTTATAATGCTCAAAGTCATTCCAAGTGGTCCTGCGACTCATATCACTATTTGGTGGATTAACTTCTTCATAGTACTTCATTACTGAAGGTATGACGATCGTCTTTCCCTCTGACGGGTAATACCCGTCAGAGAACGGAATCTCTTCTGTTTCAAATAATGTCGAATCAGTCTTAGTTCTATCTGTTGTTATTAACATACATATGGATGCTGAACATAGTTCAACTTAAGGTGTGTGCACATTGGGTGCAC